CTGACCATCAACAAGCTGCCGCAACACGTGCGGCAGGTGACGAATGATCAAAGACAAAACCGTCCAAGCGGCAAAGTTATTCCTGCTGACGACAACGCCGACCCGGAAGTCGCCGAAATCTACAACGGCATGGTCAGGCACATCGAGTACATCTCTGACGCCGACGTCGCCTACGACACCGCCTGCGAAAACCAAGTCGCCTACGGCGAAGGTTACATCCGCATCCTGACGGAATACTGCGACGACGACACGTTCGACCAAGACATCAAGATCGCGCGTGTGCGCAACTCGTTCTCGGTCTACATGGATCCGACCATCCAAGACCCATGCGGTGCGGATGCCAAGTGGTGCTTCATCACCGAAGACCTGCAGCGCGCCGAGTACGAGCGCCTGTTCCCAGACGCCAGCCCGCTGTCAACCTTGCAAGTGCAAGGCGTGGGCGACCAGTCGATTTCGGTCTGGATCAACCAAGACACCGTGCGGATCGCTGAGTATTACTACATTGAGTACGACAATGCGACGCTAAACCTGTACCCCGGCAACATGACGGCGTTCGAAGGTTCGCCCGAGGCCAAGCAAATGAAGCAGATGGGTATCAAGCCTATCCGCACCCGTCCGGTACATGCCAAGCGGGTCAAATGGTGTAAGACCAACGGCTACGAGATGCTGGAGGAGCGTGACTGGGTCGGCAAGTGGATCCCGGTCGTGCGTGTGATTGGCAACGAGTTCGAGGTCGACGGTAAGATTTACATCTCAGGTCTGGTGCGTAACGCGAAAGACGCGCAGCGCATGTACAACTACTGGACGAGCCAAGAAGCTGAGATGCTGGCCTTGGCACCGAAAGCACCGTTTATCGGCTACGGTGGCCAGTTCGAAGGCTACGAGATGCAGTGGAAGACGGCCAACACGCAGAACTGGCCGTATCTAGAGGTCAACCCAGACGTAACAGACGGCTCCGGCGCTGTGTTGCCGCTACCGCAACGGGCGGCCCCACCGCTGCCACAGACCGGCCTGATTCAGGCCAAGATGGGTGCGTCGGACGATATCAAGTCGACCACAGGGCAGTACGACACCAGTCTGGGAGCGACATCGAATGAGCGATCGGGCAAGGCAATTATGGCGCGTGAGCGTCAGTCTGATACTGGCACTTATCATTACGTGGACAATCTGGCGCGGGCTATTCGGCACGTTACCCGTCAAATTGTTGACATAATCCCAAAGATTTACGACACCCAGCGTGTGGCTCGCATCATTGGTGTGGATGGCGACACGCAGATGGTCAAGCTCGATCCGACCCAGCCAATGCCGGTCAAGAAGATCGTTGATCAGAACAACATCGAGATCGACAAGATTTACAACCCCGGCGTCGGTAAGTACGACGTCGTGGTAACCACCGGCCCGTCCTACATGACCAAGCGTCAGGAGGCACTGGACGCGATGGGCATGATCCTGCAATCCAACCCGCAGCTCTGGCAAGTCGCAGGCGACCTGTTTATCAAGAACATGGACTGGCCAGGCGCGCAGGAGATGGCACAACGCTTTGCTCGCGTCATCGATCCAAAGGTGCTGGGCGACGGTTCGGACGACTCGCCCGAGATGCAGATGGCCAAGCAGCAGATCGAGGCGATGGGCCAAGAGATGGATCAGCTCCAACAAATGCTGCAGAACGTCGGCAAGTCGATCGAGGTGCAGGACTTGGAGCGCAAGAACTTCGAAGCCGAGATCAAGGCGTACCAAGCAGAAACGCAACGCCTGTCCGCCGTGTCTGGCGCTATGACACCGGATCAGGTGCAAGACGTCGTCATGCAAACGCTGCGCGACGTCATGAGCGCAGGCGACTTGGCGATGAGCGAGGGTGGCCTAGAACTGCCGGGCGAGATGCCGATGCAGGAAATGCCGCCGGAAATGCAACAAATGCCGCCGGAAATGGGTATGATGCCGCCTGAAATGGCAGAAATGCCGCCCGAGGAGCCAAGAGTATGAACTGCGCCAATTTTGTAGGCATTCTGTTTTTAGGCCGGGATGTCGCCCATTCGGTGCATCTGAACACCCGCAGCTACGCCAAACACGTCGCTTTGAACACGTTTTACGACGAGATTGTCGACCTAGCGGACAAGTTTGCCGAAGCCTACCAAGGCCGTCACGGTCTGATTGGCGCTATTTCGCTGCAGTCGACCAAGAAGCCTGGCAACATCGTTGAGTTCTTGCAAGATCAGCTCGAAGAAATTGAGTCGATGCGCTACAAGGTGGTCGATAAGTCGGACACTCCGCTGCAGAACATCATCGATGAGATCGTTGGGCTGTACCTGTCAACCCTATACAAATTGAAGTTTCTTGCTTGAGGTAAATCATGGCAAATTACACCTATATCACCGCGTCGACCAACATCAAACCGATGGCGGGTAAGTTGAAAGGCATCTTTGTCAGTGCTGCCTCCAGCACCCCGACTATCGCCGTCTATGATTCGGCTGCCGCCACGACGACTGACGTCATTCTGGATACGTTTACCCCCGCCGGTGCAACATCGTACATGTTGCCCTTGGATGGCGCATATGCAAAAAATGGCATTTATGTGGCAATCGGTGGTACAGTAAAAGCAACAGTGATTTACGAATAAATTCGCAGTACCCGTACTGGCACGGCAAGCCAGGGATTCTCAAGGGAATCGACAATGTCTGATGAAGTACAAAATGAACTAGCGGCAGTGCCCGCGCCGGAACCGGAACTAACGGCAGTACCGGAACCCGAAGTAACAGCGCCGGAAACTGAAGAGCCAAAACCAGCCAAGACCTTCACACAAGAAGAGTTAGACGCTGCGATTGGCAAGCGGCTTGCAAGAGAACAGCGTAAGTGGGAAAGAGAACAAGCTCGGCGACAGCAGGAAACTGCACCGCCCGCGCCAGCTCCTTCGTTAGAGCAATTTGAGTCGGTTGATCAGTACGCGGAAGCGTTAGCTGCTCAAAAGGCAGAAGAGTTGCTTGCTAAGCGAGAAGCTGACCGCGCTCGCATGGAAACGCTCGAGGCTTACCACGACCGTGAGGAAGAGGCCAGAGGCAAGTACGAGGACTTTGAACAAGTCGCGTACAACCCGAACCTACCGATCACGACCGTGATGGCTGAGACAATCCAAGCGTCGGATGTTGGGCCAGACTTAGCGTATTACCTTGGCACCAACCCGAAAGAAGCTGATCGTATTTCTCGTCTGTCGCCGTATATGCAAGCCAAAGAGATTGGCAAGATTGAAGCTAAGTTAAGCGACAATCCGCCGGTCAAGAAAACGACAAGCGCCCCACCGCCGATCGCGCCCATTAGTGGCCGTGGCACTGGAGCACCGGCTTACGATACGACCGACCCACGTTCTATCAAGAACATGTCGACGTCAGAATGGATCGAAGCGGAGCGCCAGCGTCAGATTCGGAAGTTGGAAGCTCAACGTAACCGCTAATTTTTTAAGGACTATCATGGCAAACTCGATTCTTACTATCGACATGATCACCCGCAAGGCGCTCGAAATCCTCGAGAACAACCTGGTGATCACTCGTAACGTCAATCGTCAATACGACGATTCTTTCGCCGTTGAAGGCGCTAAAATCGGTTCGACTCTGCGTATTCGTTTACCAGATCGCGCTTTGGTAACTGACGGTGCCGCTCTGCAAGTGCAGGACGACAACGAACAGTTCACCACCCTGACTGTTGCTTCGCAGAAGCACATCGGTGTTAACTTCACCTCCGCCGAACTCACCATGCAGTTGGATGACTTCGCAGAGCGTGTTCTGAAGCCTCGTATTTCGCAGTTGGCATCCAGCATCGACGCTGACGTTGCTAACGCATACAAGGGCGTGTTCAACTCGGTTGGTACCCCTGGCACCACCCCATCGACTTCGCTCGTTCTGCTGCAAGCTCAGCAGAAGCTGAACGAAAACGCTGCTGTGATGGCACCACGCTACGCAACCGTTAACCCAGCTGCTAACGCTGGTCTGGTTGAAGGCATGAAAGGTCTGTTCAACCCGACCGACACCATCAGCCGCCAGTTCAAGAACGGCATGATGGGCATGGGCGTGTTGGGCTTCGACGAAGTCAACATGTCTCAGTCGATCAAGCAGCACACCAACGGCGATTGGGGCACTTCCATCACCGTGACTTCGACCGTCACTACCGAAGGTCAGTCGACTCTGCCAATTAGCTTCACTGGCTCGTCGAAGACTTGGAACGTGGGCGACGTGTTTACCATCGCTGGCGTGTTCGCAGTTAACCCACAGACTCGTGAGTCCACCGGCTCGCTGCAGCAGTTCACCGTGACTGCCGCTGCAACTGGTAGCTCTACTGCGACTTTGTCGATCAGCCCTGCGCTGTTCTCCGCAAGCCAAGCACTGGCCACCGTTACTTCGTTGCCTGCAGCAAGCGCTGTAGTAACCATGCTGGGTAACGCAAATGGTCAGTACGCTCAGAACTTGGTCTACCACAAGGATGCGATCACTTTCGCAACCGCCGACCTGCTGATGCCACAAGGCGTGGACATGGCTTCTCGCCAAGTTCACAACGGTATTTCGATGCGTATTGTTCGTCAGTACGACATCAACAACGACCGTCTGCCTTGCCGTATCGACGTTCTGTACGGCTACAGCACAATCCGTCCGCAAATGGCTTGCCGCCTCTGGGGCTAAGCACTGGTGGGGGCTTCGGCCCCCATTGACGACTCTATTTGAAAGGAAATTATCATGGCACTTCCTAACGGCGCAGGCGGCTATCAGATTGGTGATGGCAACCTTAACGAAACCATTTTTCAAGTTATCCCCGTTCCTGCTACTGCAACTGCAACTGCAACACTGACTGCAGATCAGATTCTGAACGGCATTCTGCTGGGTAGCCCCGGCACATCGGCTGCCAGCTACACGCTGCCAACCGTAGCTGCTCTCGAGGCTGCACTGCCTAACTCCGATAAGCCAGGCGTTTCGTTTGACTTTTCTGTTGTCAACGTCGACGGTTCTAGCTCGGGCGTTATCACACTGGTGACCAACACCGGTTGGACGCTCGTAGGTTTGATGACTGTTGTTGCGACTGCAGGCACAGCCCAAATCTTCCGCGCTCGTAAGAGCGGCGTGGGTACTTGGACTCTGTATCGCATCGGCTAAAAACTCTGGGGGCTTCGGCCCCCGTTTCTAAAGGAACCACCATGTCATCCAATACCAAACCGATCGGCGTGGCCTACGAAGATCAGAACATCATCGGGTCTGACTCGGTGATGTCTGGTGGCGAGTTGGGCTACACCGCAGAAGCAAGCGGCACCGTAACTCAAGCAACTAGCAAATCGACTGGCGTGACCTTGAACAAGTCTGCTGGTCAAATTACTATGAACGACGCCGCTTTGGCTAACGCCACAAACGTCTCGTTTACGTTGACTAACAGCACTATCAGCGCTAAAGACATTGTGGTCTTGAGCGTTGCAGCCGGTGCTACTGCTGGTGCGTACAACTGCTGGATTTCTGGCAAATCTACCGGAAGCTGCACAATCACATTGCGCAACCTTTCCGGCGGTTCATTGTCTGAGGCGGTTGTCATTAACTTTGCAGTAATTCACGTACTGTAAAACCACGGGGCTTCGGCCCCGTCTACCCTATGCCTATTATTTATCTACAGCACCCCGTTCACGGCTTCAAAATCGCCAACATGGAAATGGAGGCTGAATTTGATGAACAAAACGGCTGGGAACGCTATAATCCCGACACGCCTTCGACTCCCGAAGTAGCGGCGCCAGCCAACGCGCTGGATGTCAAACGTCGTCGTAGCCGCCCGCCTGTAGAGGTAGCAGCGGCAGAATAAGGAGCTTGAATGGCAACCGCCTTTGACCAGATTAAGGCAGCGCTTCGGCTGATTGGCCAACTGGCTGAAGGTGAAGAGCCATCACCGCAGGCTGCTCAAGATGCGCTAAACGCCATGAATCAGATGATTGATTCGTGGAATACCGAGCGTCTGGCTGTGTTTTGTACTGAAGATCAGGTGTTCAACTGGCCGCCGGATCTAATTACCCGCACCCTTGGCCCGACTGGCGACTTTGTCGGCAATCGTCCTATTCTGATTGACGATGCAACGTATTTCCGTGATCCGCAGACCAACGTGTCTTACGGCATTAAGCTGATCAACCAGCAGCAGTACAACGGCATTGCGGTCAAGACGGTCACCAGCACCTACCCGCAGGTTATGTTTGTGAACAATACGTTCCCAGACATCACCATGACGATCTACCCCCAACCAACACGCGTTTTGGAATGGCACTTTGTGTCGGTGCAGCAGCTGACTAAACCCGCAACACTTGGCACCGTGCTGTCGTTCCCGCCGGGCTATCTGCGTGCGTTCAAGTACAACTTGGCGATGGAAATTGCCAACGAGTTTGGTGTCGAGCCTATGCCGCAAGTGCAGCGTATTGCCATGACGTCTAAGCGTAATTTGAAGCGCATCAACAATCCTGATGACGTGATGTCCATGCCGTACTCGCTGGTCGCCACCCGTCAGCGCTTTAACATCTACGCCGGTAACTACTAAGTATGCCTAACGCTTTAGCGCCACCAAGCAAGAATAAACTGGCTCAAGGTTTGCGCCTTACGCCAGATTATTCTATTGCGCCTGAAGCGGAGTTAGGCACTTGGACTGCTGCCGACGAAAAAGCGTTTCAAACAGGCATTCGGCAAACCCCTTGGTATGCCCA